ATACAACATCTTGGAAATTCTGGCAAAGAAGAAAATCCCTTACATCATTGACATTGATGACTACTGGGTGATTCCTCGTCACAATCCCGTCTACAAGATATACCGCACCAAAATCAAGAACTGCATCAAGGACGCTATCTACTATGCGGATGCTGTAATGACAACAACGCCTCAACTGGCTGAGAGGATTGCTGAGATAAATGACAAAATCACCATCGTCAAGAACTGCATCAACCAGAAGGCCGAGCAATGGAACACCACAACTGAACATCCTCTCACTATCGGCTGGGTGGGTGGTATCTCTCACGAGGAGGACATCAAACTTCTGACCGACCAGATTGCTCCTATTTGCGAGAAGCACAATGTGAGATTCTTGATGGGAGGATTCCACGAGGGAGAACCTATCTGGGCAACAATGGAAAAAGCGGTAACTGGCAAGAGCAGGAAAGAGCGACCAGAATGGTTTGTTCACCGAACTGGCACAAGCCCGATTGAGTATGGGAAGATGTATTCAGAGATAGACATCTGCCTTGCACCTTTGACCAACGATAAATTCAACCGATACAAATCAGAGTTGAAGATTCTTGAGGCAGCAGCATACAACCGACCCATTCTCTGCTCGGCAGTTGAACCCTACACCAACCACAAATCAAACCTCGGAGTGTTCTTTGTCCAAAACAATGACTGGGGAACACCTCTTGAGCAGTTAATCAAATCAAAGAAGTGGGACAAGGTCGGTCAAATCAACCGAGCCTACTGCGATGACCACCACTCACTCAAGGCGGAAAACGCTATCCGAGTGGCTCTACTTAAAACGGTATGCAAATAGAGTATGAGCGACCCTTTCTTACAACCTACCAACGAGCCATCCTTGACTCGCCATCTCGCTATACCATAACCGCAGCAAGTACCAAGACGGGCAAAACGGCATCTCACATCATTTGGTTGTTTGAACAAGCCCTTGCTCTTAAAGAAAACCAATCTGTCTGGTGGATTGCTCCCGTCTACCAACAAGCGGAGATAGCCTTCCGAAGGATGAAGTCCCAAGTGACAATCCCGAACTTCTTTGTCTCCAACGAATCCAAACTTGTCCTCACTACCCCAACCGGGTCACGAATTGAATTTAAGAGCGCAGAGAAAGCCGACAACCTATACGGAGAAGATGTCTATGCTGCTGTCTTTGACGAAGCCTCACGAGCAAGAGAAGACGCTTGGTTTGCCCTTCGCTCAACCCTAACGGCTACCCAAGGCAAATGCAAACTCATCGGGAATGTTAAGGGCAAAAAGAACTGGTTCTACAAATTAGGTGAAAGAGCGAAGCAAGGGGAAAGCGACTACTCGTATTTCAAAATCACCGCCTACGATGCAGCCAATGAAGGAATCATCTCAGTTGACGAGATAGAACAAGCGAAAAAAGACCTTCCTGAATATGTCTTCAAGGAACTCTATTTGGCCGAACCAGCCGATGACCAAAGCAACCCGTTTGGCATTGACAACATCAGACGCTGCTATTCACCTATTTTAAGCGATTCTGTGGCATCTTATGGCATTGACCTTGCTAAGTACACAGACTGGACTGTGATAGTCGGTTTAAACGCAAATAAAGAGGTTTGCCATTTTGAGCGATTTCAGAAAGATTGGGCAACCACCTCAGAACACATCGCTCGTCTTGTTGGTGGGACTCCTTGTTTCATTGACTCAACTGGTGTTGGTGACCCGGTAGTGGAGCAACTGCAAAGACGATGCCCAAGGATGCAAGGCTTCAAGTTTACCTCCCAATCAAAGCAGCAGTTGATTGAGGGGCTGGTGATGGCCGTGCAAAGCCAAGAGGTCAGATTCCCTGAAAACCCCATCGGCTATGAGATGGAGAGTTTTGAATTTGAATACACCAGAACCGGGGTTAAGTACTCCGCACCATCAGGATTGCACGATGACTGCGTGATGAGCCTTGCTCTCGCAGTTGACTGCTCACATAAAAACAAAAAAGGCACATTTTTCTTCGTATGAACTGGAACAATATCACAATAAAGATGCTTCAAGAAATCACCCAACTTGGGGAGATGGATGAAGTAGAAAAGATGGCACACCAAATCTCTATCATCACGGGAAAGCCGTTTGAGGAGATTGCTGGGTGGACGCTCAAAGAACTCCAATCCGTTGACCTGACCTTTCTGAACCAGATGCCATCCAAGCGCATCAAATACCGATTCAAGTTCAAGGGTCGTAGATTCAAACTTGTCAGAAATGCCAAAGAGATGTCGGCTCACCACTTTATTGAATTACAGCAAGTGCAGACAGAAGATGTCATCACAAACCTAAACGAAATCATCGCCATCTTGACCTATCGTGTAAACTGGTGGGGCAAAAAGATTGAGGATGACTATCAATGGAAAGTAGAGCATTTCAAAGACCTTCCCATCACTAAAATCTATGCTTATACGCTTTTTTTTTCGGAACTCTATCCGAGGCTATTGGAGGCTACCCTAACCTATTTGAGGGAGGAGGAGATGGAAATAAAGGGGATGTTTTCGGGTGGCTCTCAGTAATAGACCGATTGGCAGGAGGCAGACGAGCCGAATGGGATGCCATCCTTGAGATGAAGTTGGTTGAGTTTCTCAATACTCTCGCTTTCCATCGCACCATCACAGAAGAACGCAACAAGAGATTGGAACAAGCAGCGAACAAAGGATTTGAGGCTTATGTCTGTGCTTGTTTGAACGAACTCATCTGATTTGGGACACTTTGTCCCTTTCGCTATTTTTAGGTGATGGCACTCACGGCAAAACATCAACCCACCGGCACTACCTATCTTCCAGCATACAACGACAACATCTTTGTTGTATACGAAACTGATTCTGGTATCTACGGGCAGTACAACTTCAAATTCATTTGCGATGTCAAGGATGGCTCAGGCAATCTTCTGACTCGTCTCAAAGCACCGATCTACTACGGCTCAACTAACAAGGGAGTATTCAACATATCTCGCTTGATTGAGAACTACACGACTCACGATTGGTCTTATGACGATGCAACTGGGGTCAACTGCACCAACTCGGTGTTTGGATACCAAGCGGTATTCGGTTATGAGTACAGCACCGGAGCAACCACAGCCATCAACGAAACTACTGGAGTGACCTCGGTAACTGGAACAAGCATCTGGAACGCTGCTCTCTCTCCTTTGGACTTTTTATCCTATGATGAGGACAACTACCTGATGTCAACTTCGGCTTCTGGTACTGCTTCCTTTTTAACCAACAACCAAACAAAACGACTTCCTATTGATGCAAAGGCTTGGCTCTATTTTCTACACGGCTCTAATGTGGCTTCTGTTGATGTTGCTTTTTCCCCTTCGGGTTCTGCTTCCATCGCTGTCCCTTCTGGCACTCTCGGTCGTGTACCTATTGGAAGCAACATTCCGGGCGGCATACCAGTTGGTACAACTTCCTACACTTGCACTCCAAAAGATTCTGGTGGGAATCAAGTGGGCAAAGCGTACACTGTCCAAATAGACACACGCTGCTCCAAATACCCAACCACCGATTTGTACTTCTTAAATCGCTTAGGAGGCGTTGACACGATGCGCTTTGATATGCTCAAGAGAACAAACTTTGACATTGAGCGAAAGACCTACAAAGCAAATCCATTCACTTTGGACAATGTGGCGGTCTCTTATACCTATGATACCTCAGCCCACTCCAATTCTGATTTCTTCACCCAAGCCAACGAGAGGCTCACGCTCAACTCTAACCTCATCACAGAGGCAGAGGCAGAATGGCTGAAGGAACTTTTGATGAGTCCAAGAGTGTGGATGTATGACGGCACATTGAAAGCGGTCAACATTCAGACCTCTCAATACGAGCAGAAAACCCACTTGGTTGACAAGGTGTTCAATTTGACCTTGGAAGTGACTACCTCAATCCCAGACAAATCTCAACGCTTGTGATAGAGTTACTCGTCAATAACCAACGGGTTGATTTGAGCGCAGATTTTGACCTCTTGGTCACTCGCTCAATCGCAGACATCAGAGAACCACAAACCCGTCAAGGGGACTGGTCAAAGACAATCGTCATTCC